AGATCATATGTTTTATGTTCTGGTATCTCTGGGATACTTTCTTTTATCTCCTCAACATATGCTGTGAGTTGTTCTAATTGTTCGTCATAATATTTTATTTCTGGTATCTCAGGAATATCCCTTCTAACATCATTAATTAAACGTAATACTTCTGTAAGATCTTCTACTTCTTCTTCTACTTCTTCTTCTGCTTTTAAATTATCTGCAATTTCTTCTTCTGGTCTTGGTGGTTCCAAGAACTCATCAACTGAAGGTAGGTTATTTTCTTTTATAAATTCATCGGCTGAAGGTAATTTACTTTCTAGTAAATCATCTATCGATGGTAACTTGTCCGTCATTGTATGAGTAACTTTGGTACTTCGGGATTCCTCTCCCAAGATTATTTAGATTCTTTAGGTAGTCCAGATTTTAATAGTTTTTGAAGTTCAGCAGTTGACCCAACAAACAGTGCATTATTAACAGTAGATGGACCTTTTTGTTTTGTCTCCTCTTCTACATCTTTTAGTTTCTTTTGCAGATCCATTAACTTATCGGTTGCATCAGAAACACTCTTAATTAATTGACCTGCAACTTCATATGCTCTAGGCATCTCACTCTCTTGAGCAAGTTCTAGAATACCATTAATTGCTTCCTGACCCTTTTCTATAATACTATAAAGATTACCACGAGTATACTCATAGTCCTTATCAATGTCAGTCTTAGTAAATCTATCAGGTTTTTGCTCAGGAGTTATACCAACATTTTCCTTTGCAGGAATAATAGTTGATTCTACATTAAAAGCATCATCTAAGTTAGTCATCTTCATGTAATAGTACCATCAAATCCAAAGTCATCACCAAATTCTACTAGATCACTATCTTCTCTTGCTGTGTAATCAATACCCTTAACTCCAGTTCCTCTAACATGTGCCTTAGCAATGCTAGTATCTTGACCACGTTTAACATTGATCTTATTACCAGTAATCTTGGTAACATACATTTCTTCACCATCAACCTCAATATATTTCTTGAGTGTGATCTTAGTACCATCATCAACATTGACAGTTACAGCCTCTGCAGTAATATCTTCTGCAAGATTAGTAACAACATCATCAGTGTAATCCTTAACTGCTCTTGGTTTAACAGAGTATGTAATATCTCTTTCGGTGCTCTTGGATCCACCAGCAAGATAACGAACAGAAACTTGCTTGACGATATCCTTGGTAGCAGAAGTAACTGGACCAAATAAGTATGTCTTTGCAGTAAATCTCATCGTATAAAGAAGAACTCTACGTGTTGTAAAATCTCCCTCATAATCATCCTGCATTGTAACATTCTCTAAAATAATAGGAATATCTCTTTTCTCTTTTATACTTTCTACTAATTGAACTGTTAGGTTATATTGTGGTTGAAAATATGGTAATATCTGTTCGACAATCTGTAGTGCATCATCATTCAATTTACACATAATAGCAAGTTCAAATTGCATATTATAAGGAACAGGCATATACTGCTTTTTAATGTCAGTATTATCTTCTGGATTTTTTACTGTAAATTGTTGAGTAGTAGTAACTTTTCTAGAAGGATCATAATTAAGTCCAGTAAATTCAAATGACATCCTTGGCAAAGACATTGCCACTGATTGGTTTAAGTTTGGTGCTTGCTCCAATCTTGCCAAAAACTTTTGAGTTGGACCATATGCCAATGGAACCTTTACAACAGAACCTTCTTGCTTAATAGTAAGGTTGTTGAAAAGAGTACCAAAAGAAATAATAGTCTTTCTAAAAATTTCGTTATAAAAATATTCAAACATAGTTATAGACCTCGTACCTTATTTATGGTGTGCCAAACGGATTACCTTCTGTGAAATCCAAAATAGCATCTGCAGCAATCTCAAACTCATCATTTTCCCCAAATCCTTCATCAAAATTAGTTAAATCAACAACTCTAACTACGTGAGTTGCACCAGAAGATCCTCCAGTAAGAGTCTCACTAGTCATAAATGTACCACTAATACTACCAAGTTCTAACTCGTTACTAGAAGCATTCCAAGTTCTTACTCTTCCTGTAGCACCACTTGTACCACCAGTTACAACTTCATTAAATGAGAAGTTTCCAGAACTTCCAGTTGGTGGCGAAGCAATTGATATTGTTGGAGCAACTGTATAACCACAACCAGCATTTTGTATGTGGATAGCAGTAATTGAACCAGAACTATCTATAACTGCGGTACAAGCAGCACCTGTTGTAGATATTCCATTTTGTGCAGTAACAGTAATAGTTGGAGTTGTAGTGTACCCAGAACCACCTGCAGTAACGGTAACAATACCAATCGTACCATTTTCCATCTTAGCAGTGGCAGCAGCACCAACACCACTATCCCCATTAGCATAGAATGCAATTTCGGGGTTACAAGTATAACCAATACCTGGATTTACCAGATTAACATCTTGTACAACTTTCTTCTTAGTATCATCAATAGCACCAGAACATACAGCAACACCACCAAGTAAATATGCAGTTGCTATACCTGTTATATTTGCTGCTCCACTTGGTGCTGAAGATATCGCAACTCTTGGTGCATATACGTAACTATTACCTCTATTACTTAGACTAATATATTGAATACCACCATTAACAATACCAGTAACAGCAGTTGCCTGAACACCAGTTCCAACAACAGTTATCTTCTGAGTTGCACCTTGACCAGGAAGAACTGTTTCTCCATCAACACCTTCTACACCCTCTAAGGTGTCATCAATCTCATCAACTCCAGTATCAATAACCTCATCCTCGTAACGGAAGAGTTCACAACGCAACTCATAAACATATGTATTCTTAAGTTGATAGAATGGTTTCTCGTGCTCTACATACTTAATCTCAAAAAGACGATCCCCTAATGGAAAATAAATTAAATCCCCCTCTTTAGGTCTTGTAGATAATTTAATATTCTCCTCATTCTTCATCAAAGGAGAAACATAAGTTTCAAATCTCTCCTTAGAAATAACTAAAGTTACTTCATTTGTTGCCTGAATACCAAACTTAGACAACATTGTTGGATTGTCACCATAACCATCAAAGTTATCAATATATGCTTCTAATGGATATGCATCATCAAATGTAGATTGTGTTACTTCCTTTAATATAGTTTTCTCTGTTACATACTTTCTTGGCATATAATGTATATCGACACCATACATCCTCAACTGCTCATTAATGAGCGATTGTACTAAACTTTGTTCTCCAGATGAACCTTGTTGGAAAAATGGGTTAAGTGCCATAATCTTAACCTATCATATCTAGTGGTGGAAGTTCATAAGAGTTAGACATCATTTCACGAATCCTTTCTAGTTCTTTTTCTGCATCATCATAAATTTGTCTTCCGTTTAACTCTACTCCACCAGGTAACTTTACTCCTTGGAATTTTATTAGGTTCATACCCCACTGTCTTTTAATAAGAGCAGTTAGATATGGTTTTAAGAATGAATCATTCCAAACTCTTGAATAATCATTTGGATTTAATACCCTATAACAATCCATAACAATAAAATCACCTTCAGTAACATTTGCCCAATCAACATCCAAATACAATCTATCTTGACGTTGATTAAATCTTATTTGTTTTTGTGTTGTTAATAGAAAATTAATATCTTCAAGATATGTCTTAACCATTGCATAAGTTAATATTTCAGTAGAACCCCAATAGTAAATATCATTTAAAAATAACTGATACTTAACACTGAACATATTATTCGTAACAGTGTTAGAACCATCGTAATGAAATATCTTAGTTACACCAATAACTTCTGGTGGAACTTGTAAATAATTGCTTGTTTCTTCCCAACTAAAACTGGTAGTGCCGCCATCAATAGTTGCAGTAGCAGTAGAAGTTGTTATACCTACATTATCGTCATTACCACCCCTAGATCTTCCTCTTTTAATATCCGCTTCGGTTAACTTATACTTTAAAAATGCGGGATATACACCATCAAAATGTCTTTCTTGAAAAAACTGAACAGCATCATCTAAAAGATCTTGTACTTGCTCATCGGCAACATTAATCTCTAATACTGGAGCACCCAATTGCCTTTTACAGTAAGTGATTAATTCTTCTCTTGTTGCTGGTTGGGCCATTTAGACAATACCTCTATCAATATTTATAGTGCAGTGATTGATGATATACCTGGTTGAACCAGAATTGTTCCATCAACAATCCTATAAAATGTGGTTCCAGAACTAACAATGACATCATAAACATACCGACCTTCATTTAAAGATTGGGTTTGAGTTCCTCCAAGAGAAACCTTCATTAATCCACCAGCAGCACTAGTAAACCCTACATTAAAAGTCGCTGCAGGAAAACCAGTAGAACCAATAT